GCCCACTCATCTACATTTTCTTGAATCCATTTTAAAACGATTCCTCTCTTTTTAGCAGATAATTTTTTAGAATCTTTAACATCTGGATTTATATCAGTATCTCCCCAATTAACAACTCCAGCGTAAACTCTTCCAATTAAAGGACCACGACCTGCTTCATCTAATCCAACTTCTGTTTCTGAATTAAAGTAGAACTTTTTCATTAGTATTAAAATAATTATATTATATGTTTATAAATCAATATTTATGGTTTTTAATTTATTACTTATTTTCTCCTTTATATATTCATTTATATTTATTGACTTTGTACAAGTAACACAATCACATTTGTGTGTCCCTGTCCCTGATTTTGCTTCAGGTCCTGAATTTTGTGTCAAATTTTTTTTGCTAAAACCAGAAGGTCCAGAAGAAAACTTTTTTTCTTCTATTTTAAGAATTCCGTTTTCTTCTTCATTATAATGAATTGCCCAATATCCTGTTCCTGTTCCACTTTTCATATGTTCATTATTTGACCACATCTTTTTAATATCGGTTAAAGTTGATTCAAAAGTCTTATTATCCTTTGCATTATTCTTATATTTATCAATAATACTCTGAGCATCATTAATAATAGATTGAGCTTCATCATTACCTATAATCATTTTATCAACCAAATTTGTATATGGGTCTTCCACTGGCTTCTTATTGTATTGCCATTCAGAAAAACAAATAGGACAATAATTATTTTTTTCTACCCAAGGTTTAATACATTCATAATGAAAAGAATGATTACATGCGCCAGATACTACATATGAATCAATACCCTTTTCTTGATTATATAAACTAGACAAATTTAAGTTACATCTACAAATAGTGCAATCGGTATTTTTAGGTAGATTATATACCCAAGATGAAAATAGATTAATACTCTTTATTTTAATTGGTTCTTCCATTGATTAAATAAATTATACAGATTAATTTATTTAATTGTCAATTTTTTCACTCCCATCCTCCTTCTATTCCATCTTTCATCTTATTATTCAACTGATGATAAGTTGTTAAGAAATTAATCCAATCATATCCTATAATTCTTTTATCCTCTACAATTTGGTCTCCTTGTAAACTAATAAATATCTGAGTTGGTAATGATTTAACTTCATATTTAATATTAATCTCTTCATTATCATCTTCATCAATATCTACATAACAAACATTTAAGTTCGTTAATTCCTGTGTAACTTCATCTGATTGTAATTTTTCTTTTAGTTTTTCACAAGGACCACACCAAACAGCACCAAAATATAAGACAGTAATTTTATTATTTTCTTTACTTTCCCAAATGAAATCTTCTAATTCTTCAATACCATTTATAGTAATCATTAATTTATAAAATAATTATCTTTTAAATAATTATTTTGTAATTTTTTTTTCTTTGCTGAACTACTTTACCCTAAAGTTTCTAGCTTTGCTAAACTACTTTACCCTAAAGTTTCTAGCTTTGCTAAACTACTTTACCCTAAAGTTTCTAGCTTTGCTAAACTACTTTACCCTAAAGTTTCTAGCTTTGCTAAAACTTTACCAGTCCAAATCACTAGATGAAAAATCATCTTCATCATCATCTTCTAACATTTTGTCCATAATATCATTGTCTTCTTCTTCTAAATCAGAATCATCTAATGCACTTCTTCTGGAGCCTCTGGATTTTTTAGAGGATTTTTTAGAAGCCTTTCTGGAACTTCTTGCACTTCTAGAACCTCTGGCTTTTGCTCTTGCTCCTCCTAATTGTTTGAACAAGTTATCCATTGATTCACTCAAAGTGTTACCATCGCTACGAATAGTAGTTTCAGTTTCGGTTTCCATTTTCTTTTGGTTAGCTCCACCACCCATTTGATTACCTTCTAATCTAGCTTTCAATTCTAAATATTTACTTTTGTATTTCAAATATTTTGCTTCATAGGACATTTTATATATATAATTCTAGAAAAGAAATTTAAAGATTTATATATTTTTTTTCTATATAAATTTAAATGGACGAAAAATGCGCTCCAAGCAAAACTTATAAGGATGGATCTTGTTTTACCTTAAAATCATTAAAGAAAATTGCAGAAAGTTATAATATTAAAAATCCAATGAGTAAAATTAAAATTAGCGATGATAAAGAAGGATTAGTTAAAGAGCTTGAAAACAGAATGAAAAATACTTGTAGTGACCAAACCTGTTGGTTACGAACAGATTTTGTTAAAGCTATGAATGACGAAGAAATAGAAAATAATACATTTAGACCAACAGGACCAGATAATAAAAAAGAATGGCTTTCTACTACCGATATTAATAATGTTGTATCCCAATATCAAGAAAAATTTAAAGATTTTTTATTTTTAGGAGCTGTACCTGCTGATTTCCTAGAATTAGAAGTTTTAGGAATTAAGGATTTAGATTTTCACGAACTAAATAAAGAAGGTAAAAATAAAATTGGTATGGTAATTAATCTAGATGAAAGTTGGAAATCTGGTTCTCATTGGGTTGCTTTATATGCAAATTTAGATAAAGATCAAATTTATTATTTTGATTCATTTGGTAAAAAACCTCACAAAAGAACAAAAAAATTTATTAATAAAATATTTACATATATGTACAAAAGTAAATTTAAGAAGAACCCTAGAATTAATGATATAATAAAAGGAGGCGCTATAATAAAAGATTTTGATGTTAAATATAATAGTCAACAACATCAATTTAGTAATACTGAATGTGGAGTATATTCTATGAATTTTATTATTAGATTAGTTAGAGGTGAAACTTTTGATGAAATTACAAATAATATTACTAAAGATGCTGAAATGAATAAGTGCAGAGACAGTTACTTTAGGAACTAGTAAAATTAATTTCTGTTACTTTAGAGATTTGTCTCTATTGGTTCACTCAATTCTAATTGAACATTAATACTATAAGTTAATCCATAAAAGTTAAATGGTCTTCCTTTAGAATCTTTAAAATCAATTTCTAAATTATCCAACTCAATTGGTTCATCAAACTTAAATTGTTGCACCGCTTGATTTCCAGTGTATAAAACTGCAAAAGGAATATTTTCTTCTACATTGTTAATAAATAAATATACTTTATCTTCTACTCTTAAATCCCAAGTTTTATTAGCAACATATTCATTAGCTAATTCACTAGGAGTTTCAGTAAATCCTAAAACTTCTACACTCAATGGTGTTGGAATTATTTCAAATTCATTCTCACTTTTAACTTCTACTTTTTCTTCATAATTTAATTCAAAAGTAAGATTACTTTTTTTGTTTAAAACACCTAATAAATCATCTATTTTATATTTTCCTGAATTTAATTTAATTTCAATTGTTTCTTCATTACATTTAATCTTAAATATATTATTCTTATCTTCTTCTATATTATATCTTGGTGTTGGAATAGAATAAGACATTAATTTAATTCCGTGAATGTTACTTATTCTATTAAAATTAAAAACATATTTACTAGTTGGAGTTTGAGGTGAAATATCCATTTGAACATGTTTTAATCCATAAAGATAACTGTATTTTTTGAGTAGAACTTTCATTTCAGTTTCTTTTTTGCTAATTTCTAATTCTTTTTCATTTAACTTTGAAAATTCACTACCAATTTCTTTTTTAACTAAATCAAATGGGCTAGTCTCATTTAATTTTTTCTTTAATAATTTATTCTCTTTTTTTATTTTTTTTAAATTAACATCCGGTAAATTAGGTTTTTCTATTCCTAATCTTTTTAATGCATTATAAACCTTTTGCATATCTACTTTTGGTTTAGGAGATTCGTCTGAATCATCATCCTCTTTTTCTAAATATTTTAAATGGTCGGAATAAACTGCATCTTTTTTCTGTTGTAGCATTTGTGTTTGTTTGTTTAATTCTAATTCTCTATATTTTTCTCTTAATTCTCTTTCTTTTGCCTCATGTTCTTGTCTTTCTTTTTCATCCCGTTCTCTTTTAATTTCATCAATGGTCTTTGGTTGTAAATTTTCCATTGAATCAGGTTCATTATTAATTGAAACAAGTTGTGTATTTACTGAACCTCTATCTCTTTCTAAACTTTTTAATCTTTGTTCAAAAGATCTTGAATCTTCTTCAAATTCAAGCTTTTCTACTGGTTTATCAATATTGTCAATATCATATAAATCATTATTATCATTTGCACTTAAAAATCCAGTATCTAATTCATCTTCGGGAATGCTTTGTGAAAAATTAGGTTTTCCTCCTCTTCTTTTAATTTCTGGTTTTCTACTATTATCTGTTTTAAACTCAGGTGGACCCTTACTGCTTGTATTAACTGATTTTAAAAAGTCTGGAGTTGCAGGACGTCTAGGTATTGCTGATTCCATATCTCTTTCACTCATTAATTTTTCAAAACTATTACCAAAATCTTCTTTTCCTCTACCGTGCTGATATTGGTTAAATTGATAATTATCATCTACATTATCTACAATTGGCTTAAATAATTTATCAAATTTTGGATCAGGAATACTATTTTTACTTTCTCTTTCAAATCCAGGTGGATAAAGAAACTTTTCTACATTTTTATTAGCAGCTGTAGCTAATGGTCTATCCATTAATTTATTACCTTGATTAGGTACTGAATTAAAATCTCTCTCAAATTTTAATTTTGATGCATTTGGCTCTATTATACCACTCTTTTGATTACTTATTTGGTCTACTGTTTCTTTTATTGACATTTTATTAAATTGAGTTGATATAGATTCAAAATTTGTTTGATTAATCATATTCGGTTGTAATTTAGATGAAATTAATTGCATCTTCTTTTTTAAAACTTCTAAAACTTTGCTCTTAACATTATCACTTTTATCATTCAAATTTAATATATTCAATACTTCTTTATAAATTAAACTGTGATTACTATTAGAAAATAATTTACCCATAATTATTTGTTCAGGTTCTGTTTCAAAACTATCTTTACTAAAATTATCTATAAGAGACCTAAGAAATATTAATTCATTTAATGTTTTTTCTACACTATCATTATTAAATTTATCACTTACTGATTTAATATTAGTATTACTATCTATTTTTAATTTATCATAATTAGCTTTCATATTTTTTTGTAATATATTTAAAATATTTTTCTTACTCTCTTTTGAAATATCTGATAATTTAAGTTTATTTATTATATGTTTGTGTAAAAGTAACCTATTTTCTTTAGAAAATAACTCTGTAAATAGATTCTTTTTACTTGTATTAACTTCTAATGTCGTCATTAAAATATAATTTGTCTTTTTTTTAAGCCAAACTTATAAATTATTTTTTACGTTCAAACTTATAAAGTAATTGATTTTTCAGACATTTTAGAATAAACAGATACGTTATCATCTATTTCTTCTTCTTTATTTTTAGTTAGCACAGGAGTCTCACCATCGTAATTTGCTAACAAATTCCAAGGAGGATAATATAAATCAGATTTAATATATTGATCTTCTTTTAATACACCATAACTAATTAATGCCATTTTAGCGGCAGCCTGTTCTCCTTCCTTCTTAGAATTACCAGTTCCAAATCCAATACATCTATCCTTAAAATGTTCCTTTTGGTTTGAATCTGCTTTTTCAACTCCCATAATGAATGTTCTCTTGTGAGGTGGACCTTCAAAATGAATAATGCAATAACTAGGGAATTTCCATTTTTGTTCGTGATAATATCTTAGCAACCTATCCTTGTAATTATTATCACGATATAATTTATCAGAATAATCAATAACCGTTTCTAGTAAGTTTACAAACAATAAAATGCAAACCTCTAATCCATTACTTAGAAACAAAGCTCCCATAAAGGCTTCCATTACATCTTCGTGAATCTTCTCCAAATTTCTTCCATTCATTGATTCAATTTGCTTTGAAATAATAAAAAATTTATCCAAACCAATATCCTTTGACATAATTGCCAAATTAGTTTTATCTTCAATCTTAGTTTGTAATCTGGTCATAAATCCTTCGTCTTGATCTGGGTACCTATAAAATAGATACATTGAAACAGTTAACTTAATAACTCTGTCTCCAAAATATTCTAATCTCTCATAACTTCTTGGTCTCAATTCTAACAATTCTGGAGGATTACCTAATTCTTTCTTTGATGCTGTTAGAATATCATC